ATGATCAGACAGTGCAAACTAAGTTTATAGTTGATGGACATAGAGCAAAGGTTGATACAAAGCCTATTGGACTTGCAAACTTAACAACAACACAAAGAAATGCACTAACAGCGGCTAATGGAGATTTAATCTACAATACCACTGATAGTAAAATACAAGCCTATGCAGGCGGATCTTGGGTAAACCTACATTAAGGAGCATAGTGACCAAGCACTAGAACAAAACAATGACAGAGAAAAAAGATACAATGCAGTTTGCTCATGTAGCAGATGTAGAAGAAACAGAGGCACAACTTTTAGGCATAGACATACAGGCAACAGATTCAAAGTATATTGAAGAACAAAAGTTCAATGAGCAACTAACAGAAACTGCACAACAACCTGCTGAGTTTGCTCCTGAAGTAAAGGAAAAAAATCCTGAGGAGACTAGAGGCAGAAAGAAGATTGAACTGGATGAAGATCTATTGTTCAAACTAGCAGAGTGTCATTGTACTGTTAAAGAAATGAGTTATATAATGGGTGTGAGTGCATTCACCTTAAGAAACAATTATCAACATGTAATGGACAGAGGTTCCAATGCAGGTAGAATGAGACTAAGAAAAGCACAATACAGAAAAGCACTAGAAGGCAATCCTGTTATGTTAATCTGGTTGGGCAAGAATGTTCTTGGTCAGAAGGATGATCCTAACAATGGTGAAGAGGATCTGCCACTACCATGGGTTGATTAATATGAGTAAAAAATTAGAAGAACAAGTATCAGAGAACACAATGATGTTAAAGGTTCTCGAAAAGGACATTACTACTATTAAGGACAATCATTTGCATCACCTTGAGAAGGATGTGGCAAGCCTACACAAGAAGGTTGAGAAGATTGATGCTCGCATATGGTGGGTATTAGGCTTATTAGTAGCAAGTGGCATATTAGGTATGCTTAAAGGGGGATAACATGGCTTCAAAAAGAGGCGGTAAGAAGAATGACAAGAAAAAAGGCGGAAGAAGAGGCTAATCATGTTGATTGGCAAGGATATTTTTCTAGTATCCGAGATGTCTGCCCATGGTCAGCACCTGCTTACAATAAAGGCAAAATCGATATACAAGTTTGGAAGGGTAAACCGAGAGACTTGGAGGATAATCTGGCTATAGTGTATGTTCACAAACATGCAAGTAGTAGATTACTAAACAAAATTGCAGATAGGATGATGTCTGCTAGGCCAGCAGAAGAATGGTTATACAGTCATCCTAGATTCAAAGGACATAGCACAGAGGTGCCTGTCCTAATACAACAAGACCTTGCACATCTCTCTAGGGCAAGGCAAAAAGGAGAGAAGATATGAGTGTTCCAGTAGGACAAAAGGTTACTTCAATGCCAGCAGGTCTTGCAGTATCCGCAGGTAGATTTAATGATCTAGCCCTTAAAGGTAGATCAGGACTCAACTCAGCAGTTGGGTCTACACATGAAACAATATGCACACAAGGTGGCATAATGAATAAGTTATCCAGTGCAGAAGTTTTAAAATTTAGTTCAGCTGATGCCAATGACACAAACTCAGGTGGCACAGGTGCAAAAAGGGTAAGACTTGAAGGCATTGATGATAGCGGTCTTTTAACAACAGAAGATGTTAACTTAAATGGAACAGGTGTTGTTACCACATCAGGTTCATTTGCATATGTTAACAGTATAAGAGTACAGAAAGCCGGATCAGGCGGTGTCAATGCAGGTAAGATTTCTTGCTTTGCAAATGATGGTTCTACACTTCTTGCAGAAATTGAAGCTGGTGAAAACCAAGCACAAAAAGCAGACTTTGCAGTTCCAACAGGACATACAGCTTATCTTACTAGTTTTATGGTAAGTGCAACAGAGCCAGCACTAGTTTCAATTTGGGTTACACCAAATCCAACCGGTGTTCCTTACTTACAAAAACTTACAGTGGTTGTAACAGCAGGAAGTTCTAATGTGTATCAGTTACCGAATCCATTTCCTATCCCAGGCGGCGGTAGAATGGAATTCAGAGCCAAGAAGATTGGTTCAACAGATGCAATAGTAAGTGCAGACTTTCAAATACTTTTAGAGACTGACTAATGCCTTACAAGCCCAATAAAATGATGATGTCAGATGCACAAAGGGCTATCGATTTCAATAAGAGTGTTCCTCCTTCACAAAGGTGGGGCACTCCTACAGGTAGAAGAAGAGCAGGCCAGATTGCAAGAGGAGAAGAACTTTCTCCTGACATCATTTTAAGAATGTTTGCTTTTTTAACAAGAGCAAGATCAAACTATGAAAGATATGTAGGTGCTGGCAAGGAAAAAGGCAAGGGCTACTATGCATATCTAGGCTGGGGCGGGCCAAGTGGATTGCCCTGGGCAGAAGATAAGATTAGGAAAATGAGGGCCGCAGGAGAAATACCTGGAGGACCCACAAGAAGAGGATAAGAATGCCACTAACCCCCACTCAGCAAATGGTGGCTGATGACAACAATCGCTTCAAGGTAGTCTGTGCAGGCCGCCGATGGGGCAAAAGTTGGTTAAGCATTAGAGAGATGTGCAGGTTTGCAAGTCAACCCGGCAAAAAAGTCTATTATGTTGCACCAACTTACAGACAAGCAAAAACTATTATATGGGATGAACTTGTTAATAAACTAACACAGGTTAGATGGATAAAGAAAGTAAATGCTACTGAACTTACTGTCAAACTTAAGAATGGAAGTACTATCGCATTAAGAAGTGCAGACAACTATGAAAGTTTAAGAGGTATCAGTATCGATTATCTTGTAATGGATGAATGTAGTGACATCGATGTCGCTTGTTGGAGCGAGGTGTTAAGACCTGCTCTTGCTGATAGGCAAGGACATGCTTTATTCATTTCCACACCCAAAGGTTATAATTGGTTTTATGATTTGTGGGCAGGCGCACCGGCACAACAGAACTGGGAGGGCTTTCAGTTTACAACTATTGAAGGAGGCAATGTGCCTGAAGAAGAAGTTGAATCTGCAAAAGCTGAAATGGATCCTAGAACATTTGAACAGGAGTTTCTAGCTTCATTTGTAAACTTCTCTGGTGTTGTATACTACAGTTTCGAAAGAGATAGAAATGTTAAAGAACTTAAACCACAGTTAGACAAGCGAGATGTCTTACATGTTGGCATTGACTTTAACACACAACCAATGAGTGCGGTTGTAGCCAATTGGGATGGCTTAACTATGCATGTAATTGATGAAATAGAAATAAGGAATTCAAACACATATGAGATGTGTGAAGAACTTAGTAGGAGATATCCTAATAACAGAATAATTGCATATCCAGATGCTTCGGGTGCAAACTCAAAGACAAGTGCAATAAACACTGATCACAATATTTTAAGACAATATAATTATGTTGTGAAAAGTGCGAGAGTGAATCCTCCTGTCATTGATAGAATTGCTAGTGTTAACACAGCATTCTATAATAAAGTTGGAGAGACTAGATTGACAGTGCAACCTAAATGCAAAAGTCTAATTAAATGCCTGGACAAACAGGTATACAAAGAAGGAACTAGAGCGCCTGACAAATCAGCAGGACTTGATCACATGCCTGATGCTTTAGGATATCTTGTTTGGGGACTTATGGCAATTAGGCGGCCAGTTCAACACAGCAAAGGACCGGAGTTGTTTGCTCATTATTAAGTATAAATATATATGATAATTACCTAGGAATAACATCATGAAGGCTGAAGATTTATTAAACACACATCCAATGTATCAGCAAACTGCAAAAGAAGCAGATTTCTTTTACAGAAGTTATGTTGGCGGTAAGTTATACCAAAAGGGTGAATATCTAATTAAGTATCTCGGTGAAGACAACACACCTGGAGATAGTTATGGCAAAAGAATTGGAGCCACACCATTAGATAATCATGTGAAAACAACTGTAGACATCTACAGCAGTTTCATTTTTCGAAACTTACCTAAAAGAACATTAGGACAACTTTATTCAAATCCTAGTGTACAACAATTTATGAAAAACACAGATCAGAATGGCATGGGGCTAGATTCATTTATGAAAAGCATAAATGACATGGCACTAGTGCTAGGGTCTGTATGGCTATTAGTAGATAAGCCAAATTATGCGGTATCAAGTGCCGCTGAAGCAGAAGCATTGGGTATCAAACCTTATGTTTGTGCTTATACACCACAAAATGTTTTGGATTGGGAATATACAAGATCAGTTAATGGCACACATCAACTGTCTTATGTAAAAGTTTTGGAATCTGAAACAAATAATCAAAGTAGTGTAACAGAATGGTTTCCTGATAGGATTGTAAAAACTATTGTTCAAACAAATGACTTAGGAGAGGCTTCACATATTGTAAGCACAGAAGAATTTCAAAATCCTTTAGGCATTGTTCCATTCATTAACTATGCACCACTACCTGCACCACAAAAAGGTATAGGTTATAGTGTAGTTGGCGATGTTGCATATTCACAAAAGTATATCTATAACTTACTAAGTGAACTAGAGCAAAATATTAGAATTAGCGGACACCCCAGCCTAGTTAAAACACCAAGCACAAGAGCAAGTGCAGGCGCAGGTGCAATTATTGAAGTACAAGAGGACATGGAACCTGGATTGAAGCCATATTTACTTCAGCCTAGTGGTAGTTCAATTGATGGGATCCTTGATGCTATTGACAAAATTGTACATTCAATACACAGAATGACACATACAAGTGCTGTTCAAATTATGAGAGGATCACCTATGTCAGGTGTTGCTCTTGCTACAGAAAGACAACTGTTGAACACTAAACTTGCACAAATAAGTCAAGGACTAGAAGAGACAGAACAAAAAATTTGGAACCTCTTTATGGTATGGCAGGAACTTGATATGCCTGAAGACTTTTCAATACACTATGCACAAACATTTGATATCAGAGATGAACATTCAGACTTAGAACTGTATCGCAAAGCACTAACAACTGTAAGCGATCCTAAGTTTGTTGAAGAAATGAATGTAAAAGTTGCAGAATTGCTTATTGAAAATGAAGAGACACTAAAAGAAGTTACTACTAGTATAACAACACCAGTAGCACCTGATGCAGGACCTGTTGCAATGCAACATCCTACAACAACAGCAGAAACTAGAGCGGATCATATCCGACAAATGATTGCAGGTGGATATGCTGATGTAGATATACTACAGCTACATCCTGAAATAAGTCAGGAAGACATTAATAGGGCTAGAAATAGCGACTAAATACAAGTAGGTTAGATACCCCCCTACACTAACAAAGGAGATTGTTGACATGGAAACAGAAAACACCATGGTTGAAAACACTTATACAGACACTGGGACTGTAGACAGTGGACCTAATGAAACCCAGGTTAAGGAAAAAATGTTTAGTCAAGAAGAACTTGATAACATTTTGCAAAAGAGGCTGTCTCAAGCCACTAAGAAGTTTCAGGATGTAGACTTGAATGAGTATGCAGAACTAAAACAACTTAAACAAGGTATTGAGGAAGAGCAACTTATAAAGAGGCAGGAGTTTGATAAAGTCCTGCAGAAGACCAAACAGAAAAGTGCTCAAGAAGTGCAACAACTAAGAGGCGAACTAGAATCAATTAAGATTGATGGCGCCCTTATTAGTGCATCAAGTAGTGCGAAGGCAGTTAATCCGGAACATGTGTCTAAACTGTTAAGGTCTAATGTCAAAATGTCTGATGATGGCAGTGTCACTGTAGTAGATGCAGAAGGCAATGCAAGATTTACTGACACAGGCGACAGCATGACTGTTGGTGCTCTTGTAGAAGAGTTTCTAACAAATAACTCTTATTTTAGAGTTGCAGGGCCAAGCGGTGCGGGCTCTGAATCAAATACTGCACCAAGATCTGACACTAAGTTTGATCTTACAAAACTAGACATGACAAATCCTGAGCATAGAAAAATCTATGCTGAAAAAAGAAAAAAGGGTTTGTTATAAACTTAACCAAAGGGTAAAATATCATGGCTAATGAACCATTTATTTCAGCAGTCACCAGCGATAATTCCAATGGTGCTTTAGGTCTTATCCAGCCAGCTTTAGCGGCGGCTGTTTATGAAGCAACTGAAGCATCTATGTTTTTAGGTGGCGAGCTTATTCCTATTGTGAATGCACCAAATGGTGTAGCACAAATTCCTGAGATTGGAACAGGTGTCACAGTTGATCAAATCAATGATGACAATGCAGGTGCGGCGGCAGATCTAGAATCTGAACTGCCTACACTAACAAAGAACACTATTGTTTGTGATCTATTCGCAGTTCGCTCAGTAGTAAGAGACTTGGGTGCAATTGACCCAACAGCAATTGGTACAGCACTTGGCCGAGCAGTGGCTGAGAAGTTTGATACCACAGTATATTCAGCACTAGACAGTGCTGGTGACTCCTCATTTGACTCAGTTCCAATGACAGTGGATGACATCATGGATGGCGCCGCTGTAATCCGCGGAAATGGTGAAATGGGTCAACTATATGCTATTTTCTCAACAACTGAAGGTTATAACCTTATGAAGAACATTGGTACAGCCGCTTATGCAGGTGGTGATTTCCAATCACAAGCTCTTCGCTCAGGTAGCCTAGGAACAATCGCTGGTGTGCAGTGCTTTATGTCACATCACATCACAACTGGCACAACAGCTGGTTATATGTTCGGCGCAGATGCAATGAGAATTGCAATGCAGAAAAATGTAGATGTTGAGGTTGCTCGAAGAGCGGCCGCAGTCGGAAATGATGTGGTAGCAAGTCTCCATGCCCGAGCATCTCTAATTGATGCAAACAGAGCAATCAGATTTGTAAATGTCTAATAGACTACTAGGAAGAGGACTTTAGTCCTCTTCCAATAAACCGGAGGATTGAAATGGCATTTGCTGTTAATGAAAATATACATGAATATGTTCCTGAAGTGTTCGATCAGGGAGTAGATGATTGGTCACCTGACTTAGCTAAGGCTGAGACAGATGTTGTCAATCAAATAAGAATGACCTGGTGGAACAGATATGAGGATCCTTCCAAGTTTGACAAAACAAAGTTAACTGAATCTCAATGGACAAAAGCAACAGTATACAAAGCATTGTATACTTACATCCTACCTAAATTAAGCACATTTAGACCTGAAGGAGATCCTTTTTATAATCAACTAGAGTTTTATAAAGAGCGATTTGCAGAAGAGTTTGCTGTGCAATTTGGTATTGGTGTAGATTATGACCATAACAATGATGGTAGTGTTTCTTCTGATGAAGTAGAAAGACTTACTATGGATAGGTTGTATCGCTAATGGCTAGAGAAGATGTTGTTAATGAATTTGTTAAGCAACTGAAGAACATGAAGACTACAAAACTTGGTGTTGTTCAGAGAGATCCTATAATTATTTCTGAATTACCTAAAACAGGTTTCCCAGCAGTCTATGTTGAAACTGTAGATGAAGATAGAGAAAATCTTACTATGGGTGCAACAAGATTGATGCGAAGCATTATGCAAATTAATTGTGTAATTGTTGTAGCAGGTAAGGAAAGAGATAGACAAAGAAACATAGTTGTAGATCACATTGAAGAGCATATTGCACAAGACAAAACTCTAGGTGGTCATGCAAAGGATTGCAATTTGACTAGAATTGAACTAGTAGAACTAGGCGAAACTGAGCCTTATGCTAGTTGTAGGGCAATATTCACTGTTGAATATTGTTTCAATATATAATTTAGAAGGGTAAAAAATTATGGCATGCTATACCGGAACAACAGGCGCAATGGAGTTTGGAAGTAACAATGTTGCTGAAATTACTGCTTGGACTGTTACACATACCCAGGAAGTTCTAGATAAAACTGTTATGGGCACATCATACCGCACATTCTGTAATGGATTGAAAGTATGGGAAGGCTCAGCAGAAGTTATTTGGACTGCTAATGGAGACAGTAATGCTTCAGTTGATGAGGCTTTCACTATTGGACAAGAGGCATCTTGTGCTTTCTACTGGGAAAATGATGGCACTCCTGCGAAGATGACAGGAACAGGCATTGTAACCGCTATCGAATACAGTTCTACTGTAGGCGAACTAGCGACAGCAAGTGTTTCACTTCAAGGGACAGGCGGCTTAACCATCGATTCAGATGCAGGCGCTTAAAAACTAAAGGATAGGTCAGTGGCAACATCAGGACAAACTATAAAACAGTTAAGAACTGAGATCGACACTGATCTGTCTACATTTGTACAACAATATCTTGTACAATTAAGAGCAACCACCCCCATAAGAACTGGCAGAGCCAGAAATGGTTGGCAAAGCACATTTAGAAAAGGAGTTGCAGGCTCAGGTAGACCTGTACCCATTGCTAAAAACAATGTTCCTTATATAGGTGTGTTAGATGAGGGCACAAGTAGACAAGCACCAAGGGGTATTGTTGAACCTGCACTAAACAGAACAAGGAAAAAATAAATGAAGAATCCAGTATTACAAAAAGCAAGCACTCACTTTAAAGAGCAACTTGCAGTAGGACTAAAGTCAATTGAAGTTCCACAATGGGACACAACAGTTTACTTTAAACCTATAATGACACTGAAAGAACAGACAAAGATTTTTGAATTACATAACAAAGGTCAGCTAGTAGAAGCATTAGTGCAAACACTAATTGTAAGAGCTAAAAATGAAGATGGCTCTAATATGTTTCAACAGGCTGAATTTGTTTTTTTAATGAATGAAGTTGATCCAGAAGTTGTAACAAAGATTGTAACAACTATGAACAAAGCAACTGATGAGGCTGAAGCAAACCTGGGAAACTAACTCAGGACACAGATACACTGTTCCTGTTCAAACTGGCTGAAACATTAGGCCAAACTGTAGAATGGGTAATGGAAAATGTGTCCACTCTGGAGTTAAAAGGGTGGGCTAAATATTATGCATACATAGCCCAACAGCAGAAGCAAAAGCAGATGACTCGGGGGAGAACTAGATAGATGGCTGACTATAATATTAACATCACTGCACAAGATAACACTAAAGGCGCATTTAGTTCTATTGACAAAGGCCTAGCTGGCTTAGGTATATCTGCAGGAAAAGTTAAAGCGGCATTCGCGGCCGCGGCAGGCGCTTTTGCTATAAGTGCAACAATAGGCAAAGTTACAGAAACAATCGACAGCATGGATGCTCTTGCGAAATCTGCAAGAATGGCAGGTGCGGCGGCTAGTAATGATGCATTTCAGGGCTTTCAAGTCCTAAAACAAGCAATGAATGAAGCAGGTGTTGATGCCGGCACATTCGACAGGGCTATGCTACAAACTTCAAACAGACTACAAAAAGGTCTTGAAGGTAGTAAAAGTTTTAAAGAAATAACTGACAAACTAGGAGATAGTATCCTAGATGCAAATGGTAAAATGGTTGATGGTGCATCTGCACTTGAGGCTATGATCAATGCACTAAACAGTGGTCAGATATCAACAGAAGAATTTGCAAAAGTTGTAGGTGGTCGAGCAGGACCAGTTATTCAACAACAGTTTGCAAGTCTAAACACAACAGCAGAAGGTTTAGCAAATACACTTGCTGATGTTGAAGCAAATAGTAACATTGTAAGTTTAGATGCCGCAGAAAATGCAGAAGTATTCAATGACAACATAGGTAGATTGAAAGAGGGTATGGGTCAGTTACTTACTGATGCTATAACACCATTACTACCACACCTTGTAAAACTTTCAGAAGATATTATGGCTAACATGCCTGCAATTATTGAAAAAGTGCAGGGTGCATTTGAAACACTACAACCAGTATTCAGTCTAATAGGCACAGTCCTAACAGACCTAGTATTTCCTGTATTAGAATCAGTATTTGAAGTATTAGGACACATTGCAACAGCAATTACACCTCTTGTAGAATCAGCTTTACCAGGACTTAAGGCGGCATTCGATGGACTTGTAGGTATTGTAAAAAGTATTATAGAATTCTTTCAGGGTGTTGCAGACAGTTTACAAGCAATATTTGACAAAGCAAAAGCACTAAAAGATGATGTTGTAGGCACATTCGATGCAATGGGCGATGCAGTTACAACAAAAGCAAAAGACATGACAAATAGTGTTAAGGGCTTTTTTGGTGACATGTATGAAAAGGTTGTTGGCGGATCTATTGTACCTGATATGGTCAGAGAAGTCCTAGCAGAATTTGAAAGAATGCAACAGGGCATGGTTGAAACAACACAAGAAGCAACTACACAAGCCTCAGATGGTATACAGGACTTTGCAGATACACTAGTAAGTGCCTTAGATGATGGCAAAATTACATTGTCAGACTTTGAAGGTTTCTTCAAGCGAACAATGACAAACATACTTACAGAAGCACTAAGTTCAGGCAGTGGCTTGTCAGGTGCATTTAGTGGCATCTTTAGTTCAATAGGTGGCATGTTTGGCGGCGGAGGAGGAGGCGGTAGCTTCTTCAGCAGTTTAATAAGTGGTGCAAGTAGTTTGTTTGGAGGCTTCTTTAGTCAAGGCGGATACCTAAGTGCAGGTAAAGTAGGTATTGTTGGTGAAAGTGGTCCTGAACTTATTAGTGGACCAGCAAACATTACACCAATGGATGAAGCAGGTGGCACAACACAAGTTGTATTCAACATTAATGCTATAGACACACAAACAGGAACACAGTTTTTGTTAGACAACAAGAAACAAATTGAGGGCATTATACAAAATGCCTATACAAGAAGAGGAAGGCAGGGCATTTACTAATGGCTACATTGAAAGACTTATTCACTTATCCTAGTGAATCTCCTACTAATTTTACTAATGAAACTTATTTTGCCGCAGTATTTGATGCAGGTTATTTTGTAAGTGGTAACAAATACCAAATTAAATTTGTAGGGACAACAGACTTTACTGCTATTGGTGCAAGTGGTAATACAGTAGGATTAATTTTTACTGCAACAGGTGCAGGTTCAGGCACAGGAACTGCATATGATATTGCAAGTGGTTTGTTAGGTAAATTTCAAAATTTAAAAGATGAAACTTACAAAGCAATACCTGGATCATTAAGTGTAAGCACAAGAGATCAATTGATGCAGGGTGCAAGTAGGTTTATAAATTATTTTGAAAATGTTAAAGATACAGCAAATAAATTAAATGTTTTTGACTTTTATTCACATCCTATTTTACAAGGTAATTTAAGAACAATTAATGCACAAAACATTGCTAGTGCAACAAGTAGTGCAGGTGAAACTACACTAACATTTGGCAGTGCTCATGGCTTTTTAGCAAATGATCAGGTGCTTTGCACAGGATTTAATGGCGCTATGGCACAGTTAAATGGTCAAGTTATGTTTGTTGTGCTTGTAGATGCAACAAACCTAAAACTTAGTTTTACTTCAGGTGGTGGTGACATTTATGATCCTGATACACAAACTGCTGAAATAACTTTAGATATGCAACATGTAAACCACTATTATACAAGTGCTCACAGTGGTGCACAAAGCACAATTATTGATAAAACAGTTACACTTGACCTAGCAAATTGGGCAGGAACAGAAACAATTACAGCATTAGATGATGGCACAGGTGTTTTGATTAATGATGTAGACACAAATGGTACAGATTTAGAATCACAAACTCTGTATGCAAAAAGCATAGGTGGCACACTTTATGAATTATTTGAAGATTCAGCATTAACAAATCCTAAAAAGAGTAGTGAAATTACAACATTCAATGTTGATAGCATTGTAGGACATGCTGTAGTAAATGTGCCGCAACCAGTTAGTGGACTTGGTCAAACACAATTTAAAAGTGTATCAGCAGGTACTATTGGTAGCGGATTTGTTCAGCATGATCCAAGGACATTTTTTAACAAAGGCGAACCTTTTATAATTCAAGAAATAGGAACAACAGACTTCACTGCGGTAGGGGCTAGTGCAAATACTGTAGGAACTACATTTATATCAACAACTGATAGCTATTCAGGAACAGGAAAAGTGTCAAGCGCCAGAGCTCATGTTTTAAGACAGATACCTGCTGGTATTGCAACAAACAGAGATAATGAACCTGTAAGTAGCATGGATAGTTACTTTTGGAACCTTAAAACTACAACAACACTAAGTTCTAAACAACAATTTTTAAGAGCACAAATAGGTGATCAAGCAGTAAACTTAAATTATGAATATATAAATTATGGCTCAACACCTAATCCAAGTAATAGTATTGCTATACAATCACCTACAGCAATTAGCACAAATACAGCGGCAGATCATTTTTTAAGAACAAAACAGATTGCAGATAAAAACTATAACCTGCTATTTGAAGCAGGTGGTGGTTGGGATATCCAAAATTTATTCAACAAATATACACATCTAACAAAAGATGCAGATGGTAATGTTACAATGTGCTTACTATCTGATTACTATGACACTTACAGAACTGTTGTAGAAGGTACAGTACCATACCCATATAAAATGTTACCAGATGTAAAATTTACAATGCCTAAAAGACTTTGGCATAATGTAAAGTTTTTTGATGGCGCAAGTTTTTCAACTACAAGTTCAAGAACAATGGCAGGACTTAGTGTTCCTGCAAAAGGCACAATAGGTAATCAAGGCGGTAAACCAGTATTAGATCCTATGGATGTATATTGTAAAGTAAGTGGTGGTTATGTATGGATTGCAGGTAACCAAGCATTTGATTCAAGTGTAAACAATGCTACAAAAATATTCGGCATGCCTGATGACTACAAAGGACAAGTAGTATTATGGGATCCAGCCGCAACAATTGAAAATTTTAGAACTGATGCTAGTGAATACAACAACCTAAACATTATGAGCAAAACAAGTTCAACTTATGATGTAAATCAATTTACTGTTCAAGCAAATGACACAACTGTAGGTGATGGTAGTAAACCTGCACTTGTAACACATATTACAGCAGATACAAGTCAACACCCTGTAACAAAACCTGATGGCACTGAATACTATGCAAGTATTACATTGGCGGCTCTAAACCATTGGCTAGGAACAAGTTATGTAAATGGAAACACATTTACAATAGCATTATCACCTTGTCCTTATACAGATATTACACATGGCGCGACAGGATATCTTAATCCTGGTGTAGGACATTTCTTTTCAGATAATGCCTCACCAAGTCAAACTAATGCATTGCCGGCGGGCTTAGATAGTCTTTATCCTTATGAAGTTAATGAAACTATTGGTAACAATCCAACACATCAATTCACTTATCAACATTCAGGACTTGCAGAATTTACAAGTTACTATGCGCCAGGTTTAACAACTGTTAAAACACAGCCTACTCTGTTTGCATTAGCTAATGATGTTACACTACAACCACAGGATTTTGGAAGTGTTAATGTTTCCTTCTTGTTTGAAGGTCTTAGTGTAGCAACAGCAGGTAATTTAGCACCAAATGGTGATAAAATTTATGAACTTGATACAGTTACAATAGTAAATCCTGGTTCACAGGTATACAGTTATCTTAATTCATCAGGTGCAACTGCATATGGTCTTGAAATAGATGCAAATTATTATGCTAGTGGTGGCACAAGTGCAAGAGTGTATACATCAACAGGTGAAACAAAACCTACTGTAGCACTTACAGCAGATGGAAGTGGTTACTGGAGCGGTGCAACACTAGATACTAGTGCAAGAGGTAGATTTAGTACTAGTGCAACTAGTGGTGAACCTATTCTGTTGCCTATAAAAGCATTAGCTGATGCATATACAGCAAGGACAACTACACTTGTTGAACAAGAAGAAACATTTGATACAGAGGACAAATGGATTAGCCCAGCATTTAATGTAGATAAAGAGTGGCCTACTGATGTATATCCGCAATCTGCAAAAATTACTGTTAATCAACCAAGCACTACAAATATATCACAAAATGGCACAAAATTTGTTAGAAGCAGTGGCATAACAAGGTGGCAAATTGAAGCAACATATCCTCCGCTTACAAAAGCAGAGTTTGATAAGTTTCATAAAGTTGCATTGGCTGTTCAAGGACAAAATATACCTTTCTATTTTGTAATTGATAGAGATGATAAAAAATTATTCTTTAACAGTGGTGTAACAGCAAGCACAAATCAACCTGTTATAATTCAAGAACACAATAAATCATTGTTTACAATAGGTGGTTTTGATGCACATGAAAACAGTGTGTTTAATGAAGGTGAAATTATAATTTTTCCAAGTAATAGCAATGGTGCCTTAGCAACAATAGTTAATCCTGCAAATAGTAATGTATTTGGTGAAACAAAGATTAGACTTACACATCCTAATGATACAAACTTTGATTTATTAGGTCAAAAACTATACAAAGATCCATTTCATGTTATTGTTACACTTGCTGAAGATAATTTTGAGTATACAATATCTACAGAAAACTATTATTACATGACAGTTAAATTTGACTTAGACCATTGGAAATAAAAAATGAGCACACCTACAATATCTGAAATTAAAGCAAGAACAACAACAACATATTATGAACTTGTAAAGATTGAAACTAGCACAGTTTTTAAAGTAACAAATGCTCCTTTCGATGTTACACATAGTAGTGATACATATAGTGCGGCAGGAGCACTACTAAGCATTGATGAACTTGAAAACAACATGAATTTTGAAGTTCCTAAGATTACAATACAAGTAAATGGCCTAAAAGAATTTACAGATGGTGAATTTTTTATAGAAACAATGTTAGGTTTACAATATGTAGATAGACCTGTAACAATTTTTAGAAGTTATTTTGATCAAGGAACACAGATAGGCACAATAGAAGTGTTTAAGGGCAACATTGAAACAGCACAACTTAATTATGATCCTAGTGGTAGTTGTTCAGTAGGTATTGAAGTAGCAAGTCACTGGTCAACCTGGGACAAAGCAAATGGCAGGAAAACAAATAAAAACAGCCAGCAATATTACTATTCTAGTGATACTGGACTTAACAACTGTGAAGAAGTTCAGAAAGAGATCCTATGGAAACCAGCCTAAAACTTGGACAATACATTGCAGAATATAAAAACAAAGATTTTAAGTGGGGACAAGCAGATTGTAACACATTCATTGCTGATTGGGTTGACAGAACAGCAAATCCTGGCATAGCAAATGAAGTAATAGGACATTATAGTACAGTAAAAGAAATGTTAAGATTCGCAAAAGTAAAAAAGATAAAAAAAGAATTAGAAAAGGCAGGTTATGAATTAGTAACAGGCAATCCTAAAACAGGAGATATCCTGTTACAAAAAGACAAAACAGGTTTTTACCATAGCAGTATTGTTATGCATGGTTATTGTTATACAATGAATGAAGAACATGGACTTGTAAAAGTTGATCTTAAAAAACAGATGACTGTTATTGATGAAATCTGGAGAATTGTATAATGCCACAGTTTATACCTGTTATTGCACCTTTTATTAAAAAGTTAATCATACAATTTATTGTAAGTGCTATTGTAAGCAAAGTATTCGGTAAAAAGAAGAATAGAGGAGGGGGATCTCCTACAAGTAGTGGAATACTTCTTAACAAATCGGGCAACAATGAGCCTATCCCAGTAGTCTATGGAAGACAGAGAGTAGGAGGAACTAGAGCTTTTATTAACACAACTAATGGAAGTGGTGGTTCAGGTAACAACATACTTAACCAGGCAATTATTTTATGCGAAGGTGAAGTAGGTGCTCCTTTGAAAGTCTTTTTCGGTGACACACTAGTCTGGCATTCAAATGCAGATGGTGGTTCAGGAACAAGTACTACAGTAGGAACAGATGGCTATAGTTTAGCAAACTTTGAAACAACAAAGTATGGCAGTATATACATGGCTTTCTATCCAGGAACTACAACACAAACTGTAGATCCTACCCTACAAGCAAGTATTGGTTCAGGAACCTGGGATAGCAATAGAAGGCTTCGCGGTTTAGCATACATGGCACTAAAATTACCTACTGATGATGATTATAATGGTGCCGCACCAGAAATACTTGTAGAATTTACAGGCAAGAAGATTAGACCTGCTACAAATCCTGTAGGGTCAGCAACTGCCGCAGTAGATCAAAATCCTGCAGATGTTTTATTAGATTACATGACAGATACAACATATGGCAAGGGTATACCTGATGCTGATATTGACCTAGCAAGTTTTGCTAGTGCAAGAACTTACATGGCAAGCAGATTTAAGATTAATGGCTTCCTAGATACAGGACAAAGACTGTTTGACAATGTAGAAGAGATTCTTTCTGCATGTAATGGTATTCTTACATATCATAATGGCAAATACAAGTTTAGAGCTAGACAACAGAGTGAATCATCAGTGTTTAGTTTTTCAGAAGCAAACATTATAGGTGCATTTGATATAGGTGTAACACCTAAGAGTGCAAAATTTAACAAAGTTGAATTTACTTTTAACAACATAGCAACAAACTTTAATGATGACCTTAAGGTTGTGGATAACAGTAGTTTTAAGACTGAAGACAATGGCACAACATTACTTGCACAACAGGACACAACTCTAGTAAGTGATGCTACAATAGCAGGCAACCTAGCAACCTGGATAATGAACAACAGTCGCAATCAGACAACAATAAGTTTTGAAGCCGCACATACAGCAGTTGATGTTCAAGCAGGCGATGTTATTGATGTTACACATCCTGTTGTAGGTTACACAAATAAAAAATTTAGAGTCCAGGAAATAGTGCTTACAGAAGAAGACTCAATAAAGATTCTTGCTCAAGAATATACATCTAGTATACAAATATAAGACACAGGATATAGTCAGTTAAGGTTCAGTAAATAGAATATAAGGACTATATGTAGTGCCTTTTTTTTGAAAGTGTATCCAGGTAAAGGAAAGACATCAAAATGGTTAGAAAGAATGTTCATGGTTCTAAAATACTGAACACAGAACTAAAAACAAAAATATTTGTGAAAGGTGCACTCAGGGCAGTGGATCATCAGTATACTGACTTCAAGTTTTTTGTTGTGCTAAAGGATCAACCGCCTTTTAGCGATCTAGACTTTCCTAAACACAGTCATGTTGTAATAATTCGCTGGGAGAATCAATATATTCTATGTAGCGATGTTGTAGTACCTATACAAAAATGGCTAAGAAGAAATGATCTTGAACCTTTATGTAAACTTAAACAGGATGATATGAAAAGGATTACACAAAGACACAAGGCTGGAACCTACAGACAATATTCAAACAGTACACTACATCACAGAGAAACAAGACCTGATCAAGCAAGTTATGATCCGCTACTGGAAAGAGCACAGGAACTTATGAAAAAATATGATGTAAAGTTTGGTGTTGATCCTTATCACAGGCGCAGGAAAAAACAAGAGGTATAAATACTATTGAAGCAGGAGGCTTGTTCTCTTTACTGCCATTTAGAGGACTCCTTTAGAACAATTAATTGTGTGACTCCAAATCAAATATTAATGTTAGAATCTTACTGGCCTCCTGCTTTATAATAATCAAAATATAGTTTATAACACAACTATAGGACCCTGTTTTGAACCATAGCAGGGTCCTTCTTTTCTTGACAAAATGCCCTTTTTAATGCTATAATAGGGTATTATTTACTGAGTATTGTAAATAGTATTGGAGTTACAAAGGAGCGAGATTAACATGAATCCCAATATTAAAAAACTGATTAAACACTATCTGGCGCATGAATCACATGATGATAAAGCACTAAGAAAGTATCGAGACAGTGGTGAAAACCTACAGGAGATTATCGAAACTTGTGCTGAATACATGACAGATAATCGCATAAGCAAGAGTAGAAGAGAAGTTCTACAGGGCAAGATGCATGACCTTGCGGCCTGGATGTCACACTACAATATGACTACAACAGACTTTGATACTATCTTTGATGAGCAACAAACAAAGCGAAAGCAAAGAAACACTGATGAAAGTTTTGAATGGCTAAAACTTACAAGCGGTATCATTAAAGAATATGTAGAGTGTGAAGCCTGGTTACAGCAAGCAAGAACAAAAAATTTACACAGAAAGATTACCTCAACTATTGAAGATCATAGTTTGTTTGAACCTGTCAAGAGAAGTTGGGAATAAAACTTGACAATATACAGTGTATGTTGTATATTGTTTACATAGCCTCCATACAAAAAGCATTGAGGGCCAGAGAAACACTGGTTCGGAACTTGCATGAGGACAGTGGTGTTACTGTATAACACAGGGTTAGGCACAAAACTGCTCTAGGGTACAGACTCGCGAGGCAGTATAATATAATTGTTGTAGGTGGGACAAGTCCAAAGTCCAGTGCTAATAACCTAGCTATGCTAAAAAATACCTACTATTCAGAAGGCTGATGTCTTTTTATTTGAATACCTGTAGTGGGTATTCTGTGGCTGATTGAAGATTATATAATATACCAATATAATAGATCAAGTAAATACATATAGAACTAGAAAGTAATACTAAAATAAACAAGAGATATTGAAGATATCTCGCAGTTTCCTACTAGCGAAGCAAGTAGGCTAAAGGAAATAAAATGATATATCTAGGAACTGTATATTGGTTTGATGATGAAACTGGTTACAGACATAGAAAACAAATACAGACAGAAAACTTAAATGATATCCTGAAACTAGCCATGATTCTAAGACTAAGTCACACTCTTACAGGTTATAAAGTAGTAACTACAGAAGGTGTTGAAGAAGAATGGTGGGATCGCAAAGCAAGGAGCAAATGGGCAAATGGCAAAGAAGAAGTACAAACCCCTACCCAACACAGTAACAATTAGAAACTCAAGAATACATGGCTTGGGTTTGTTTGCTACATTTTATATAGAAGAGGGAACTGAGATAGGAGTATCACACTTTGAATGTTGTGGACAACTACACAGAACACCACTGGGTGCATTCTATAATCACAGTGAAGATGCTAACTGTATTAAGGTTAAACAAGCAGGATCAGTCTATATACTAACAACCTTAAGAGAGATCAAACCCTGTGAAGAGATTACTGTAAACTACACACTTAGTAAAATATAAATATTCTTAGTAAACACAAGCAGTAACCTCGCTAAGTTTACTTAACTATGTTTGTGACACATAGTTTATTCCTGTGATAGAAAGTCAGTGAAGAGTGAGTGCTTTACTGGCTTTCTTTTTAACTTAAATATTATAATGAATGACAAAGCAAAAAAGATCTTTCAAGAACTTACTGATGTTGAAAATATGTTAATTCTAAAATACACATTAGCAGGAGAAGATCCTACAGTAGAAGAGATGATACAACTGCATGAACTCAGAGTAGAGGCTTATGCTTATGGTTATATCATACCCAAAGACCTTACACTACATTAGAGAGAGTTCGAATAGACACTGTGAAAAACTCAGTGAGTATTCAGAGATTGATGATCCACATGATGATTGCACACACTGGATTGGTCATATGTGAAAGAACCTACTACAGCAGGTTCTTTTTTAACTTCTAGATTTTGATGATATTTTTTATTAGGGTGTGTTACTACAGTTCTAGA